TAAAATTAGTATCAACAACATCTGGTGGTGGTAGAACGGCAACCAACACGACAACATTCTTAGCCAAAGATGTTCCTATTGCTGTAGGACAAAGCAAGAATATGTTAGCTGGTGGTAAGGTTGTTTTAGAAACTGGTGACCAGATAGAAATTGATTGTAGCGTCGCTGATAAGGTGAGCGTTACCATGAGCATAATGGAAATTTCATAATGTCAGAATATGATTTAGGAAAACAAGGTGATGGCACTAGCTATGAGCCAGTTATTCGCCAAGTAGAAAACACAATAAATAATTCATTAACAATAGACGCAACGAATAATGCAGTTGTCGCTGGGCCGATAACGATTGGCAGTAGTGCAACAGTAACTGTGTCAGGGGTATTGGTGATAGTATGAGCAAGCTACAAGTAGAAACCATATCGCATACGAATAACACTACTGGGATGACTATCTCTAGTGGGGGTGTTGTAAACATTCCAAAGCAAGACAACGCTTATGAGCTTATAACAGCTTATAACAGCACATCTAATGGAAGCCTTACTGGGTCAAATACTGGTGGTGGAACATCAGCACACATTTATTTTACAAATGTTTTTTCTACTGATTATCTAAGCTACAAACTGGTTGTAGGTTTTTATTCTGATATTCATGGGTCATCACATGATTTTACTTTTAGGTTTTTAACAAGCACAAACACAGAAGTAACAGCTACTTCATATAGACAAGCAGTACATAGAGCTAGAGATGGTGGTGCGTTAGATGTTTACTATGATGACAACAATGATAGAGGAGTACTTTTTAGGAATGCTTCTGTTGGAACGAACTCTGCAAATGGTGGAATTCATGGTGAACTGACCATTATGAACGTAGGTAACACATCTATTAACGGAGGCACAGCATCAAGATCATATACTGGTGGAGGGACAGACGTTTATGTTCCTATTACATATGGAACATTTATAGGAATTGCTACAGACACAGGAGACTATGAAAGACAAGATAGTTTCTGTAGATATAACACAGGACAAAACACTGGATACCATACTGGTTTTTGTTTAATGGGTGAGGCTAACGAGCTTGCAGGAACACATATGTGTTTATATGGATTGAGGTCAGCATAATGTCAATAGCAATGAAAAAACTTAGAGAAAAAAGAAACATCTTGTTAGCAGAAAGCGATTGGACACAAAGCAGAGATGTTACTTTATCAAACGATGCTGATTGGAAGACATATAGGCAAGCATTGAGAGATTTACCTTCAACGGCAAGTTCAGATTTTATTAATCAAGAAATAACTCCTAGTTCACCGCCAGTTGATATGTCTTCAATAACATTCCCAACAAAACCTTCATAGGATAAGAATATGGTAAGCAAAATAGAAGTAGATACGATTGGTCATAGTGGTGGAACTACAGCTCAAACCATTGATAGCTCTGGTAGAGTTACACTTAGCTCAGCTAGACCTCATGTTTTTTGTCGAGGGTTTGGATCAGTAACAACAGCTACAGCTACAATTAATGGTCAAACAATGGATAGCACCTGGGGTATAGCCTACAACTGGGATCATGTAGACGATAATCAAGGTAGTCATTTTAACAACTCAACGGGTTTCTTTCGTGTACCTATTACTGGAGTTTACTTTTTATCATGTGGGTTTGGTCAGAAATCTCTTGATAACTATGTAGGTTGGGGGATAGTAACTGGCACCTCATCAGATCATGGAACTACAGGATTACAAGAAGCATGGCTATCTAATGATGATGGTGGCAATGGCACTAATCATAGTGGTGAAATGGCTTTCTGTAAAATTCTAACGGCTGGAAATGATGTATGTGCTTTTTTTAGAGAAAGCGAGTACGCCTTCCCTCACACTAATGCACACTATTCTCATTTCAGCGTAACATTTTTAGGGTGATATTATGACTGTAGAATTAGACGCATTAAGAAAAGAAAGAAACACTCTATTACAAAATAGTGATTGGACACAGGCTAGTGACAGCCCTTTATCTGATACGAAAAAAGCTGAGTGGGCTACCTATAGACAATCGCTGAGAGATCTTACTAAAACGGCTAATCCAAGACTTGGAACAAAAGCTCCTTATTTAAATAGTCTTGACCCTTCCTCAGTAACCTTCCCAAGCAAACCGAGTTAGGAGTAAGTAATGACATCAACATTAAAAGTAGAAAATATAAAACATACAAATAACACTACGGCTCAAACCATTGATAGCAGTGGGCGTATTCTCACTCCAGCTAGACCATCTTTCAAGGCAAAATCAAGCTCAAACAAAACCATTGAAATAAATAATGATGTAGTTTTTGACGATATAACAACCTCTGGGTTTGGGTTGCATGATATTGGTAATAACTATAATACGAGTACTGGAATTTATACTGCGCCAATAGCAGGAGTTTATTTCTTTCAGTTTTGTGTCTATCAAAATGCAAGTACAGGCGCAGAAGTGGACTTATATCTAAACACTCAACCACTCGGAGTTGGAAGAGAGTTTGGGTCAAGCTCCTTGTCATATAACACTTTAAACCATTGTCAGAATTTACTGTTATCAGCAAATGATGAAATTAAAGTTAGATGTGTTGTTGGCACTGCTTATGTAAACTATCATGTAAGTAGTTTTAGTGGATTTTTATTAGGATAAATATATGAGCATTGAACTTACATTATTAAGACAACATAGAAATAATTTACTATTGGAAAGCGATTGGACACAGGCAAATGATAGTCCTCTTACTGATAGTAAAAAAACTGAATGGAAAACATATAGACAAGCATTGAGAGATTTGCCAAGTGGAGCTTCACCAAATTTATTATCTAGTGCAAATGCTCCAACACTTGACCTCTCATCTGTAACCTTCCCAACAAAACCTAGCTAATGACTAAGCTTTCAGAACGCATAACAAAAATAGAAACGACAACGCATATTCAGTTTAAGGAACTCTTCTTTCGCTTAAAGAGACTGGAGGGAATACTTTATATTGGGATGGGTTCTGTTATTACTATGCTTATCGCAGTTCTCTTTCAGACCAGCTAAATGCTCGACCCTCTCTCTATATCTGCCGCAATCGCTACTGCGAACACAGCGTTTAATGGTATCAAGAGAGCCTTCCAAGTTGGTAAAGATATTCAGGGGATGAGTAATGACTTATCCAAGTGGATGAGTGCTGCATCTGATATCGAGAACGCACAGAAGAGAGCTAAGAATCCTTCTTTACTTACCAAACTTACACGCAGAGGAAGCATTGAACAAGAAGCTGTTGAAGCATTGACTGCTAAGAAGAAGCTCGAGGAGCAACGCTATGAGCTACAACAGTTTATTAAGTTTACGCATGGTACTCACGCATGGAATGAACTGCTTAAGATGGAAGGTGACATACGCAAGCGTAGACAGAAAGAGATATATGACAGGCAGATATTCAAGCAGAAGGTTATAACCATAGTTGCATTGACTATTGTTTTGATTGGTGGTCTGTTTATACTAGGGTTATTCGTATACGGATTGATGCAACTCGACCAAGGAAACATAGGCTGATGACTCCAGAAACATTAGACAAGTGGCGAATCCTCCCACGCTTGATGATGCTAGCTATGACCTGTGTTTACATTCGGTGCATCGAGTGGGCATTGAGTCAGCCTGACCTTACCACTCAACAGGCTGGCTTGGTGTCCGTTGTGACTGGTGCAATGACTGGTGCATTTGCTATCTGGTTAGGAAAGGAATCAAGTTAATGAAAGCTCTATACGATAAGTTAACAAATAAACAAAAACAAACAATGCAGAAACACAGTAAGCATCATTCAAAGAAACACATGATGTCTATGACTAAGGCTATGGTTAAAGGTTCCACATTTACTGCCGCACATAAAATAGCAAAAAAGAAAGTAGGAAATTGATATTCAAAGCACTACAACTTGTTGGTGGTATGGCTTCCACATGGATGGAATCTAAAGCTGAATCACAAAAACTTAATCTTGAGATAAAAAAGAAACAGTTGACAGGGGATATTGACTGGGATCTCGAAGCAATGAAAGGATCTCAATCTAGTTGGAAGGATGAATATCTTGTAATTTTATTTAGTATTCCTCTTATCCTCTGCTTCATGGGGTCTTGGGGTAGGAATATAGTAGAAGAAGGCTTTAGAGCCTTAGAAACAATGCCTGAGTGGTATCAAGTAACTTTGGGTTGTATTGTAGCCGCCAGCTTTGGGGTACGCTCAGTAACCAAATTC